ATTATGATTCTAGTCCATTATATATTTGCAACAACAAACTTTTATCAAAGTTAGTAGTGTCTAGTTCTGCTATTTCGTTGCTAACTATCTGATCCACACTTTCAAACACACTTATATCAAGGTTTGTAGTAATCTCTTCTAAGTGTTTCTGTGCAATCAGTGTGATCTCACGACAGTTGTACTGAGTGATGAATGTTTCTTTAATAAAACTTGCTTCTTCGTAACTAATAGGTAGATCAAGCGTTACTCGCAAGTACATTTTAGGTTTAATAAATGTATCTGCGTTATCAATTAAGTTACTAAGTGTTACAGTACGATACTTAGGACAGTTGGGCCAGTTAATGTACTCTGGTTCCTTGTTATTTTCTTTATCAAGTATCATCATGCCACGATCATCGTCACCAACATCAGCATAGTTGTGTGGAAACGCATTACCGATGTAATGAATAGCACCTTGCTTCTGTCGTTTATGGAAGTGACCGCTGAATACATAGTCTTGGTGTTTAAAGTGTTCAGGCTTTAAGTCACCGTGGTCGGGCATTCTAACTAATGCGTTCATATAGAAACTAGGAAGTTCAAAGTGACCAAACAAGTACTTTGTTTTGATACTACTCATCTTCTTCCACTCGTCTCCAACAAGCCACGGTACAAGTGCAACATCATCTTCAATGAAAATTTCGTCTACAAAGGTAATACCTGGAATATGTTTTGCAAATGCAGTGGAGTTAACGTCACGCTTGTCTTTATAATACAAGTCATGGTTACCATCAAAGAAGTAAAACTTCTCAAATGCAGCACCAAGCTTCTCCATACTTCTAATTGTTGCGTCCATAGTGGTAAGATTGAGTGAATTACGATTATGATGCCAGTCTCCGCAGAAAATGCCAGTCTCGCAACCAGCAGCTTGTGCTTGTTCTATGTACCAATCAATAAATTCTTCGCAATCTTCGTTGTGTATACGACTGTTACCTTTCAGACCAAAGTGAATGTCCGTAAATACCGCAGCTTTTTTAAACAAATTTAGTTCTCCATATGTACATGTACAAGTATATAGTAAAATGCAACAGTTGTCAACCTATTTCTTGGGTTTAAGTTCTGCAAACGCTGTGGCGCCTGCTTCTTCGTTGCGCTTTACTGCTGCTTCCCATTCGCCTTGATTTTGTCTAGTATAACTTGGATTTAAGTCATTCATTTCCAAAATATCATCTCGAATGTTTTGATTACGCTTCTCAATATTAATAACACGAACAAAACTGTTAGTTACAGCGGCAGTATAGTAAGCAAACGGATTGTCTGACTTAGATTCATCAAACTGCAAGCCAATTTGTGCTAATTGTAGTATTGCTTGACCTTTCATTTCGTCATTATAAGTATACCCACGAACATTACCACGAGTTGCATAACGATCAACAAGCTTTAACCACATTAGCGCAAGCGTATTAGTTGCTTTACCATGTTGATGACTAAAATGTCCATTGTCCATACCACCTACCCAATGACTTTTTCCAACTAATATAAGTTCGCCTTCGTCATTGTACTTGTAATGATGAAATGGTGGAAAGGGAAGCTTAACTCTTGTATCAGCAACAGTCTTTGGGTTCTTTTTACGACCTGGCTCTTCAGGAATATGATCAAATGACATAATGCGAAAGATTAATTCTTCTTTTGTGATTTCAGTATATAATGTTTCGCATTCTGCTTGCTTAACTTTTTCACCTAACCCTTTCCTACGCTCGTATTCAGCTGAAGACATCTTCTTTGCCTTGTTACGCTTTGCTTCTGTAACAGTTAGTCTGTTAACTTTATCTAGTGTAGGCAAAATAATATCATACTGACCGTATTCTGGTTCAGTATAACTGTTAAATTGATTCTTTGACTTATGTATTTCTTTAAGTATGTCTTTATTGTTTAAATAATTCTTGGGTTTCATTACATTCTCCAGTTGTTATAACTATTATAAACTACTATGTTAATTTTGTCAACTAAATAGTAGTATAGGAGACAAGATAAATTATGGCCTTTTCAATAAAATCAGCAGCATCTAACTTTATGAGTAGTGTGTTATCTGATGTAAAAAATACTGTTAAAGACGCTGCATTAGGAGCAATAACCCAGAAGCTTGGCGCCCTTGGTCCGTTAGGAAAGTTAGCTGCTGACTTTGTAAGCCAGACATCAGGGTTTGGGTCAAATAATAACAGAACAATATCAAGGGCTATTATCTCAGCTGACAATTCATCTGCAGAAGCAGGCGACTGGCGAGTTAGTATAAGTGTTCCTGAAGTATTTTTAACAGGCGGCAACATATTAGCTCCATTACGTGAACCTTCTGCTCCATCTAGTCACTGGAATACTGGAAACAGAATGATATTTCCGTTTAACCCTACAGTATTATTGAGTCACAGTGCAAGTTACTCTCAAGTGCATCCAACACATACAAATTATGCTTATAATGCATATGAAAATAGTCAAGTAGATGCAATTACACTTACAGGCGATTTTTATCAAGAAAATGAAAATGATGCAAGGTATTGGTTAGCATGCCTACACTTTTTAAGAAGCGCAACAAAGATGTTTTACGGTAATAGCCAACCACTTGGCAATCCACCTGTTGTTTGCAGACTTAACGGTTACGGCAAACATGTATTAAATAATATTCCTGTTGTAATAACAAATTTTACAACAGACTTGCCTGTTGATGTTGACTATATTGAGTGTAGTGTAGACGGGCATCAAAACTATGTGCCTACACAAAGTTCAATAACAGTTACATTACAACCGCAATACGCAAGAAGATCAGCAGCAGGCTTTAGTTTATCTGCATATGCTAACGGCGGTCATATAAATGGACCGGAGGGATTTGTATAATGAGAAACAATTTAAGTCCGTATGCAAATACGCCAGTAACTAATCAAGGTTATTTAGACATACTAAAACCACGACCAGTGCCAGTAAGTGGAAAAGATATTCTTTTTACAATAACTCCTGAATACACATATCGTCCTGACTTACTTGCACATATTACATACGGCAGAAAAGAGTTATGGTGGGTATTTGCACAGCGTAATTTAGATGTATTAAAAGATCCTGTTTTTGATTTTATTGCAGGCACGAAAATATTCTTGCCTGATCATTCTGCATTAAGAAACACTTTAGGAATATAATATGCCAGCGTTCAATTTAAATGCAGCAGTTAAGAGTACAGCTAATTCAGCAGTCAATACAGCAGTCAGCACAGTTAGTGCAAAAGTTGGAGCAAGCGTAGGCGGAAAAATACCAGGCGGTCTAGGCGGATCATTAAGTACTAATAAACTTGGCGCAGCATTACTAGGCGGCGTAGTAGGCGGATTACTTGATGGCGGAAAAGGCGCAGCTATAGGAGGGTTGTTAGGAGCAAGCGGCGTGTTAGGCGCACTTCAAAATAAACTCCAAGGACTAATAGGTGATGCCGAAGAGTTAACTGGATTACTTGATAACCCTTTAAAAATAATCGAGCGAGGAGCAGCTGACCTTGCAGGATTAACTGGAGAAGATACAGCATTACAATTATCACAGTATCGAGATCAGCTAGACAATTCTGCATACGATGAATTTGTAGATAATGCTTGGCCAGATCCGTATAAAGGTAACGATTCTTCTGCTAGTAGAGTTCCTAATCCTTTACGAAATCATAATGGTGTTAATTATAAAATTTCACTAGGTATATTAAGTGCAGAAGAATATAATGATCCTGGTGTAATTAGAACAGCAGGCGGTTTTAAAAGTTATATAATACAAAGCGGTGGCGGCAACTTAGAAAAACGATATCAAGTTGCTGACGAGGTAGCCGGCAACGTTGCAGGAAATCATCACAACGATGGCACAACAACCCATGCAGAATACTATATTGATGATCTAAACATAGAAGGCGTAATTGCTCCTAATCCAAACACTAGGGTAACATTAGGAACAGCACTTACGTTTAATGTAACTGAACCTTATAGTATGGGAAATTTTATTCAAGCTGTTATTGGATCAGCTGCCGAATCTGGTGAATCTAATTATCTACAAGCTCCTTTTTGTTTAAGAATAGATTTTGTTGGCTGGAATTTAGACGGCTACTCAGATGCTAACTTTGTTACAGAGCCTATTTTTATACCTATTAAACTTGTTAATATGGAATTTAATGTCTCCGGCCAAGGTAGTCGATATGCAGTTACAGCAGTACCAATGGCTGAAACAGGATTAGATGATAATATTAATAAAATTAAAACATCAATTACAGCATATGGAAAGCAACTACACGAAATTCTTGAAACAAATGATGCGTCAATTACAGCAGGAATAAACGGTCAAATACAAAACTTAGAAGAAGCTGGAGCACTTGCTCCTTATGATAGATATATTATAGCATTTCCAAAAGATGAAGCAGCAATACGAAATGCATTAAAATCAAAAACAATTGATGAAGAATCTTTTACTACTACAGCAGAAAAACAAGCTGCTGAAAAAGGCCAACATAAAAATCCTGATCTAAACGAATCTAATGCTACGCCAGAAAGTTTAGATAACATAGTAATTAAACAATCAACAAATATTTTTAATATAATTAAAAGCTTTGCTGAAAATACAGACTTAATGAATGAAATTGGTCTAAGTCCAGTAACAATTAATACAAATGCACCTGGCAACACACCAGCTGTAGATGCACAAGCAGTTACAGATGACGAAACCGGACTAGTTGATACTGCTGCCCAAGCAGCACAACCTTCAGGAGCAGTACGAGAACATCAATTTAAGGCTAACGAACAAATTACTACTATTATTGAAAAGTTAGTATTACAAACTGAATATGCAATGGTTAAATCAACAGAGGAAACAAAAAATGGAATGTCTAAATGGTTTAGAATTGACACACAGGTTTATCTTGAAGAAAGTAAACTAACAGAAGCTACAATGGGCCGCAAGCCTAAAGTTTATGTGTTTAGTGTTGTTCCATACGAAGTTGATGAAGCTGTAACAGCAGCAAGTTCTGCTAAAGCATCTAATGCAGCAGGATTAAGAGCTGCCGCAGCTAAAGAATACAATTATATTTACACAGGTAAAAATGAAGATGTTTTAGCTTTTGATATTAACTTTAATAATGCATTTCAGCAAACAGCATTTTCAGATTTAGGTATGAACTCGGGTTCACGTCAAGATACAAACGTTGGTACAACGGCAACAGTACAACAAGATATGGATGCTGGAGCAACAATTGCTGATCCAAAAAACACCGGAAGTAACAACGATCCAGGTGGCGGCACCCAGCTAGAGACTAAAACTGCTTTATCTCCAGGATCTCATAGTTTAGACATACGTACAAGAATTGCAGAAAACTTTCATGATAGAATTACAAATTTAACAGCCGACATGATTACTGCTGAAATGTCTATTATGGGAGACCCGTTCTTCATCCCACAACAGACTGGAAACTACACATCCATGTCTAAAGATAAACCTAGTGTAGGATCTGACGGTACAATGATATATACTAGAGGACAAGTTTTTTGTGTAGTTAATTTCAAAACACCATTTGATTACCAAGTTAAAGGTGCAACTATGGAAATGCCGCAAACAGTACAAAACTTTAGTGGGTTGTACAATATTTGGGCAGTGGTTAATAACTTCTCTAAAGGGCAATTCACACAAACCCTTAAAATGGTTAGGCGTGTTGGACAAGATGATACTGCTACAGAAGGATCTAAATCTAACGTAGAAGTTAGTAATGAATCTTCAATTAAAAAGGGAACAGTAGTTAGTGACGGAACAGTCGGAGCACAAAATCAAGGTATAGATTGTATACCAGCACCAGCAAATGATGATATCACAAAGTTATTACCAGCAATACCATCTGACGAAGCTGATAAGTTATCAGCAGGATTTAAAGATCTTGAAGCTGCCGCGATGGGAGCTATTACTAATGCTATACCGTCTGAAATTGCAGGTGTTGATTTTGGCCTAGTAAAAGCTCTTGATCTAAGTAAAATTATTCCAAAAGCAATAGGCGATGTAGCATTTGGCGCAATAGCTGGTAAAATAGGCGGCGCCGGCGGCCTTGCTATTGCATCACTAGCAAGTGATGCAATAGGCGGCATTGGAGTTGCTGCATCAGGAGGTTACACTCCTACTGGTCTCCAAGCTAGTCTTGCAACCGACCAACTCAATACTAATGCAGTAACAGCTTCACTTGCTGTAAATAGCATAGCATCGACTAGCATAGCATCAGTTTCCGGTGCAGCAACTGACAAAGCTAAAAGCTTACTTAAAGGAGTTGGGTGATGGTAGAGATAGATGACGACGAACCAACCGGCGAAACTGAAGACGAATCGGTAGCAGTCACTACAGAACCTGACCAAGGTTGGAGAACCGCAGACGGGTTTGTGGCGTATGATAACTATCATCAGGCGTTTGTTCATGAAGATGGCAAACCTCGAGTTATTATAATAATAAATAATCACGAACGCCATAGTGGCGTACCATTTCCAAATAATAAACATTATTTTGTTGTTGTTCCTGACTGGGAATTTTGGCGAATAACACCGTTGTGTATTGAGCTTAGTGAGCTGAAGATAACAAATGACGGAAGTTATGAGTTATTCATTGAATCTCTCTCTACAGCAACACTTTGGCCTCCAATAAACTCGGTATTACTTGATGACGACTGGTATGGCGTTCCGCTTTATGTACCTGACCCAAACGTAGACCATGCAAGACCGGTTACAGAAGTAACAAAAACTACTAGTGCTGTTACAGGAAATACTGTAGAAACTACAGTAGTAACTGATCCTAAAGCAGTAGGTCCTGTAACTAGTAGCGAAGTAAAAGTAGGTATAGCTGACCAAGTTAACAATCTTAAAGTTGGCGACACAGCTACTCCAGAACAGATAAGATTTATGGCACAAGGGGCTAAACCTGATACTAAGGCTAAACTCAAGCTTGAACCGTGTATACCAAATGTTCCACCTGCAAACGAAGTTGCTAAAGGAGCAGGCTCAGCACCTAAAGTTAAAGGCCCGGATGACGTAATAGCAGAAGCAAGAAAACGAGCCGCAGAACGAGCAAATGTAAATCCAAATGTATCCGACGGAACTGCAAACCCAGGACCAGCTGCAGAAGCAACTAAGCCTCAACTTGTAACTCAAGACACAACAGTTAATCCAGTAAACGGTAAACCTTCTTCAGAAGCCTCAGTAACCGAAGGCGTGTATGCATATAAACCAATGCGTACTGGATTTGACAGGTATGATTTTAACAGTGGTAAGAAATTATTCACAGCACCATAACTAGAGGACTACATTAAACATGGCATCAGGAAACTATACAAGAACATCAGCAGGTATGACTACTGGATTTAAAGATTCAGGACCATATGAAGCAATTGTAGTTAATAACCTCGACAGTCGATATATGGGCGGTCTTACTGTTGAATTGTTAAAATACACTCAAGCGGGTGGCACTCCGGAAAAATCAGGACAGCTACTAAATGTTAGATATTTAAGCCCTTTTTACGGCACAACACCAAACTCAGCGTTAACAGCAAACGATGGTTACGAACATACACAAAAAAGTTATGGTATGTGGATGGTCCCTCCAGACATAGGTACTAAGGTACTTGTAATATTTGCAGAAGGCAATGCAAACTTTGGTTATTGGATTGGATGTATACCTGCAGACTATATGAACTTTATGGTTCCTGACGGCAAAGCATCTACACAAAATACAACAGGTGTTACTCCTCCTGGTTTAAAAGGTAGAAAACTCCCAGTAGGCGAGTATAACAAAGCAATTGAAACTGGCGCAAAGGTTGATCCTACACTTTTTGAAAAACCTTACAACAAAGACTTTACAGAATCCTTAGAAATTCAAGGGTTGTTAAATGACGAAGCCCGCGGCACAACTACAACTAGTGCAAGACGAGAAATACCTAGTATGGTATTTGGTATTAGTACTCCTGGTCCAAAGGATCGGAGAGACGGAGCACCTAAATCAGAAATAGGCACAGCTGGACAAAAAGTAGCAGTACCGTCTAATAGACTTGGCGGCACATCATTTGTAATGGACGACGGCGATGAAAGATTTGTTCGCGCCACACATGCAGAAGATGGTCCTCCTATATATAAAAACAAAGGAAATAAAGAAGAGGGCGGTGATAGAACCATTCCGCAAAACGAATTATTCCGTATACGTACTAGAACTGGTCATCAAATATTAATGAATAACAGCGAAGACTTAATTTATATAGGTAACGCTCGTGGAACAACTTGGATAGAAATGTCTAGTGATGGCAAAATTGATATTCATGCACAAGACAGTGTTAGTATTATGACTGAAAATGATTTAAACATTACTGCTGAACGTGATATTAATATGGAAGCTGGCAGAAATGTTAATATTAAAGCTACTGGCAGAACAAAAGGCCAAGATACTGGCAGAGTACAAATTGAATCTGTTAACGATTTTAATTTACATGTTGGAGCTAATAGTAAAATTACTGTAGGAAAAGATCAACATATAAAAGTAAAAGGATCGCAGCATTTAGATACTAATAATTTTTTGCATATTAAAACAGGTCAAGATAATAGATTAACAGCAGGCGGCTCAACACATATTAACAGTACTAAAGAGCATAGAGAAACAGCAACATATGTGCATATGAATGGACCAACAGCTTCGATAGCAAATCCTTCGCAAGAAGTACAATCACTTGAAACAATCACGTTACCGCGTGTTGAGCCAGGTAGTGTAATATCAGGATACGAATCTATACTAGCAAGAGCACCGCAGCACGAGCCTTGGCCGCACCATGAAAACTTAGATCCGCTATCGTTTAAGAAAACACAAACAGATAGAGAAACACCAGGAGCACTCCCAACAGCAGATAGAGTAGTTACTCCGGATACGTTTGATAAAAACTTACAAGGACGTACAACAAGTGCGTATGTTGGCGGCTCAGGCGGCAACGTTACATCGGGATCAAGTGCAGGTGGACCCGGACACGGCCAAACTCCAGTACCACAAGGAGATTATACAAGCAACTTTGACTTTGACGGTACAGAAGCATTAGGATCATTAAGCGCAAGATACGAATCAAGAGGAAACCCAGCAACTATTGGTTGGGATAGTACAGGTGGATTTAGTTACGGAACATATCAGCTTGCAGCAAACGTAGGTGTTATGAACGAATTCCATAATTGGCTAGCAAACGCACATCCTAATTTAGAGTCGCAATTATCCGCAGCAGGAGGAGCAACAGCAGCCCGCGCAGGAACTAAAGCATATAAAGCAGCTTGGGCACAAGTAATGTCTACAGCAGAAGCAGCAGAAGCACAACACGAGTATGCAGTATTAGCGTACTATAGTCCAGGTGCTAGAAATATTAAAAGAAAAACTGCTCTTGACTGTAATTTACGTTCTACAACTTTACAAAATGTTGTGTGGTCTTGTGCTATACAACACGGAGTTGGCGGCGCAGCAAAAGTATTCCGCAATGCTCTTGCATCTCTTGGATATCCAGGTAACCAACCATCTCTCACTGAACCAAGTGAAGCTGCTTTAATTAGAGCAGTTTATAAAGAGCGTCGAAATGTCAATAAGCATTTTGCTAGGAGTACTTCTGGTGTTAAAGCAAGTGTTGTTAAACGGTTCCATAATGAAGAAGCTGATGCATTAAAAAGTTTAGAACAGGAAATTTTACTAGCAAAACAAAATATAAAACAACAAGAGCCAACTGATAATAGTGCAGCACAACAACCAGCAGGTTCTTTAAGGGTATAATTAGGGTAAATATAGTATGAGCCAATTAGAAAAAAATCTATACAAAAGAGTTACAATATCCAATCCTAAACAGACAGCAACGTCTGGTAGAACATACAGGGGTTTCTCTACAGTTGCAAATACTAAAACTTTTAGTATATATGACTTTGAACTTATTAAACAAGACTTAATAAATCACTTCCATATACGCCAAACTGAGAAATTAAGTGATCCTACATTTGGCACTATTATTTGGGATATTTTATATGAACCGTTTACTATCGAAGTGCAAGAAGCAATTATTGATGATGTTACTCGCATTGTTAACTATGATCCCAGAATACAAGCAAGTAATATTGAAATTGATACGTATGAGCAAGGAATACAAATTGATTGCGCTATAACGTTTTTACCCTTCGGTGTAACTGATCAGTTACGCTTCAGATTTGACAAAGATAACGGACTACTCCAGCAATAAAAATTAAATACACACATTATCATTTCAGGTAAATACATTAGTAAACAAGGAAAATGATATGTCTGCAAATGATCGACAGTCGAGGCTTTTAGTAGCTGAGGACTGGAAAAGAATATACCAAAGCTTTAGGAATGCTGATTTCCAAAGCTACGATTTTGATAATCTAAGACGCACAATGATTAACTATTTGCGTCAAAACTATCCAGAAGATTTTAACGATTACATTGAATCGAGTGAATACCTTGCGCTAATTGATATGATTGCTTTCCTTGGGCAAAACTTATCATTCCGTATTGATTTAAACGCTCGTGAAAACTTCCTTGAAACAGCAGAACGCAGAGAAAGTGTATTACGTCTAGCACGTATGTTGTCTTACAATCCCCGCAGAAACCAAGCAGCTAACGGCTTGCTCAAATTTGACACAATTAAAACAACTGAAAATCTGTTAGATAGTAACGGGTTAAATATGGCAGGAATTACTGTTAAGTGGAATGACCAAACTAACACAAATTACTTTGAGCAGTTTGTTAAGATTATGAATTCAGCATTACCGATATCTAATTCGATTGGTAATCCTTTAAAGTCTGCATTAATTGCAGATGTACAAACACAAAAATATCGCTTAAATGCTACAAATACTGGCACAGCAATATATCCGTTTACTAAGCGTATTGAAGGTGTAAGCACGGGCTTTGAAATTGTAAGCACAGATATGTCAACAGACGAAATATTTGAAGAAGCACCGCTTCCAGGTAACAGTCCTGCATTTTTATTCCGTGATGACGGACAAGGCGCTGGCAGTGCTAACACTGGCTTCTTTATGCACTTCCGTCAAGGTAAGCTTGAAACAGGAAACTTTAGTGTAACTAACCCTACGCCGAATCAAGCAATTCAAATTGATTCTGAAAATATTAATGATACTGATGTTTGGGTATTTGCAGTAAACAGCAGCGGCTACGAAAGTAACCAGTGGACAAAAATAGATTCTACTGAAGGCAACAACGTTATCTACAATAGCTTGTTTAATAAAACTAGAGATGTATTTGCAGTAACTACACGTATTGGCGACAGAATTAACTTAGTATTCAGTGACGGTGTATTTGGTAATTTACCGGCTGGTGATTTTAGAGCATATTATAGATCTAGTAGTAACGTGAGAAGTGTAATAACGCCTAGTGCAATTAATACAGTAAGTATTGATATACCTTATCAGTCAAGAAACGGTACAGCACAAACACTTACACTTGGACTTAAATTAAACTATACTGTGTCTAACGGCACATCATCAGAAACTAATGCAGAAATTAAGCAAAATGCACCTGCAACTTATTATACACAAAATAGATTAATTACTGGCGAAGATTATAATATTGGCCCGTTGGCAATTAGTCAAGACATTATTAAAACTAAAAGTTCAAATAGAATTTCAAGTGGTATAAGTCGATTCTTTGACTTAAAAGATGCAAGTGGTAAGTATTCAAATACAAGTTTGTTTGCAGATGACGGCGTAATTTATAAAGAAGAATTTGCCGAAAAACAATCATTTACGTTTGCAACACAAACTGACATTGAAGGTGTTATATATAACACTATCGAAAAAGTTTTAAGTAATATTAACACCCAAAACTTCTACCTTGCAAAATACCCAAAAATTATTGTTAGTGATCTTAGTGCGTCTTGGAACCAATATAGCACTAGTACAAACCAAACATTAGGACTATTACAAGATATCGATGCAAATCCTTATACAGTAGGTACGTTTACTGCAAACAGTTTACGTTTACTAGAAGCTGGAACAATGGTAAAGTTTGTTGCACCGACAGGCAAACATTTTATGGCCGACGGTACGTTAATGGACGACGGCGCAGCAGGAGACCACTTAGGTAAAACAAATTATAAATGGTCTAAAGTAATATCTATTATCGGAGACGGAACTACGTTAGATGCAGACGGAATTGCACCTATTGCACTAAGCGATTATATTCCAACTGGCGCTGTGTTAGAACAAGTTATTCCTAATTATTCTAAGGTACTAATTAACGACATAAAAACACAATTAATTGATCAAGCGTTTGAGTACAAAGACTTTGCATTGCGTTACGACCAGTATGATAGACAGTGGAAAATTGTACTAGCAGAAGACATTAACACAATTGGCGCATTTGCAACAGGTAAAGCTGGGGATATAACAGCAGAAAATCTTGATGCAAGCTGGATGCTATACTTTAAAACAGACGGAGAAAAATATACAATTACATATCGTAATTTAAGATATGTAATAGAAAGTGCAGAGGAAATTAGATTCTTCTTTGATAGTGCTGATAAGATTTATGACCCATCAACAGGGCAAATTGTTAGAGACAAGATTGATGTATTAAACATTAACAGACAGCCTGGCGCGCTAGTTCCATTTACTAGAGACTTTAATTGGACAATTACTGACGCTTATAGAGACGCAGAAGGATACTTAGATAGTCGTAAAATTCAAATTCAATTTATTGACCTTGATGATGATGGTGTAGTTGATGATCCTGATATTTTTGAGCAAATAGTTGGCGAAGATAATACAGCAATACAAACTAAAGATAAATTAATATTCCAGAAGAAATATACAACAACAGATGCTGTGGAAGATTTTAAATATTTTGCAAACACAACTGCTGAAATAATTGTAGTACAGAATGAACCAGCTATTGCTCCGTATAGTACACGTCTTGAAGGACAAATATTTTACTTAATTGACGAAGGCATTTTTAGAAAGCTTAATAAAGTACTAAACAACACACAAATTAATACAGATTATAAAGCATACTTTGGTCGCGCTGATTTAAAATTCCATTACATCCATGTTGCAGATAGTGGATATAGAATAGATCCAAGTGCAAGTAATATTATTGATACATATGTTTTATCTAAAGCGTACGACACCCAGGTAAAACAGTATATTAGTGGAGTACTTTTAACACAGCCTAAGCCGCCAAGTAATGATGAATTATTTAGAAGCTACGGAACTGAAATTAATAAAATAAAAAGTATTAGTGATGAAATAATTTATCATCCTGTAAAGTATAAAGTATTATTTGGTGACAAAGCAACACCTGATTTGCAAGTTAGATTTAAAATTGTTAAAAATGCAAATATAGTTATTAATGACAATGAACTTAAATCAGACATTATCGAAGCTATTAATAAATTCTTTGATATTGAAAATTGGGACTTTGGAGAAACATTTTACTTCCAAGAGCTTAGTGCTTATATTATAAATCAGCTGTCTCCTAAACTGGTAAGTATACTAATAGTACCGCGCCAAACTACACAATCGTTTGGTAGCCTATTTGAAATAAAAAGTGAGCCAGATGAAATATTTGCAAGTGCAGCTAAAGTGACTGATATTGAAACAATAGATCAGATTACTGCAACAAATTTACAAGCCAGTGGCACAGTACTTAATACAGTGGCAACAGCTTCAACAGCAGGGATTACAAGCAGTGCATCAACAACTACAAGTACAACAACAACTACAGCTACAACAAGTAGTGGATCAAGTGGCAGTTCAAACAGCAGTTCTAACGGTGGAGGCTATAGTTACTAATGGCTAAGAATGATCAAAACGAAAGCGCACTACCTGTTCCAGGACAGAATAATAAAATTACTGCAAGTGATTTTTTACCAAAGTTCTTTAGAACTCAAGCTAATAAAAAGTTTTTACAAGGCACACTTGATCAACTTATACAGCCTGGCGTTGCGGAAAAGGTAAATGGTTATTATGGCAGAACAACTGCTAAAGCATATAAAGTAACTGACAACTATATTGATGATGTAACTGCTGATAGAACTAACTACCAGCTAGAACCTGCGACAGTTATTAAAGACAACTATGAAAATGTAACATTTTATAAAGACTATAATGACTACTTAGGCCAACTTAATGTATTTGGCGCAAACACAGATAATCACAGTCGTTTAAACAGTCAAGAAACATATGCTTGGAACCCAAATATTGATTGGGACAAATTTGTAAACTTCCGCGAGTACTACTGGATGCCAAATGGTCCACTTAGTGTACAAGTTAGAGGACAGAGCAGAGATGTTGTTAGCACATACACTGTAACTACTGAAGACCAAGGCGATAATATTGCTTACATATTCAACGATGGTTTAACAGTTAATCCAACGTTAAAACTTTACCGTGGACAAACATACCGTTTTGAAATAAACACTCCTGGACATCCGTTGTCAATTGCCCTTAGTAGAACTTTTACTCCAGGCACGACTGTTGACACTAATGTTAGTACATTGTATACTGACGGTATAACAACGTTTGATAAAGACGGCAACGCTACAATGCTTAGTTATGTTGAAGAAGGAACAATTGAATTTACCATTCCATCAAACGCTCCTGATATACTATATTACATTAGTGAAAATTCTATTGATACAAGTAGCTATATTAAAGTTTACGACATTGAAGAAAATGCATTCCTTAATGTTACAGCAGACATTATAGGTAAGAAAACGTATACTAGTGCAAACGGTGTTGCATTATCAAACGGAATGAAAGTTAAATTCCAAGGCGATGTACTACCTGCTATATACGAAACTAACGATTGGTACGTTGAAGGTGTAGGCGATAAAATTGTATTAATTAAAGACCAAAACTTAATTATTCCAGCTGCATACAGTGACAGTAAAAGTGTAGCGTTTGATGCTGATAACTTTGACATACTACCGTTTGCTGATGCCACTGCATATGCAACAAATAAAGATTATATTGTTATCAACAGAAGTACTCCAGATAGAAATGCATGGAGTCGTTATAATAAATGGCACCACAAAGATGTAATTTTAAAAAGTTTTGAACTTAATAAGTTACCAAGAGATGTTGATGAATCAGCCCGTGCATTACGCCCAATTATCGAGTTTGAAGCAGGACTAAAGTTAAACAACTTTGGAGCATATGCCAAACAGGATGTTGACTTAATTGATACATTTACTACAGATGTGTTTAGTACTATTGAAGGACAAATAGGGTATAACATTGACGGCGTTGCACTTTCAGATAACATGCGTATTTTGTTTGCAGCAGATATTGATCCAAAAGTTAGCGGAAAAATATATAATGTTAAATTTGTTGAAATTGGAAATGTTAGGCAAATTAGTTTAATTGAAACTACTGATACATTACCTATTGATCTCGAAACAGTGCTAATTACACAAGGTGTAAAAAATGCAGGTAAAAGTTATCATTACCACGGAGCAAAGTGGACTGCCGCACAAGAAAAAACAACTCGCAACCAAACACCAAAGTTTGAAGTGTTTGATGTAAATGGTAATAGCTTTAGTGACACTACTTACTACGGATCGACTAGTTTTTCTGGCACTGAGATATTTTCTTACGCTACTGGCACAGGTACAGTTGACAAAGAATTAGGGTTTGCGCTTGACTATAAAACATTAAATAATACAGGCGATATTGTTTTTGATTTTAATCTTTTAAATGACACTTTCCACTATCAAACAGAAACTGACTTAATAACACATAAAATTAATAGTGGCTATTTAAAGAAATATAAATCACTTACTGCATTTTCTTATGTAAACGGATTTAGTAATACACCGTATCAAAGTAAGCAATATGTTATATCTGAATATGCTGCAACTGATTTACAGACTAATAAATTTGTAATTGATGTATATAAAGATTCTAGTAGTTTATCTGATTTACAGGTAATAGTATTTGTTAATAATAAATTACAAATAGCTGCAACATCATATACCCTTGACAAAACTGCTGCTAATGTATCTGTTCTATTTAATACAGATTTAAAAGAAGGCGATGTTGTCAAAATTAAAACAGACAGTAAAGCTATTAAAAATTCTAATGGATATTACGAGTTTCCGTATAACTTAGAACGAAATCCTTTGAACGATGATGTTAATCAATTTACATTAGGCGAAGTAGTTGACCATGTCGACAGTATGCTAGAAGATATTCCAAACTATGATGGTGTATATCTTGGATCAAGTAACCTAAGAGACTTAGGCGATTTAGATCGTTATGGCAAACGCTTTGTTAAACACAGCGGCCCAATCAACTTGCCGCTGTACCACGTAACTAATAAAAGTTATAATATTGTAAAGGCATTAAAATATTCTAAAAGAGAATATTCAAGATTTAAAAAGACATTTTTAGATACTGCTTTAAACTTAGGATACGATGGTCCAGTTAAAGGACACGTAGATAAAATATTAAAAGAAATTAATGCTGATAAGTTAACATCACAACCGTTTTACTTCTCTGATATGCTTCCATCAGGAGCAGCTAATAAACTAACGTACACTATATTAGATATTAGAACAACAGAATATCCAATTACTAATAATTTCAACTTAACTAGTCTTAGTACAGAAAGTGTAATTGTTTATTTAAACGGATTACAATTAACACACGAAAAAGATTATAACTTTAATACTGCTGGATATATATCAGTAAGTTCAAACCAAAAAGAAAATGATTTACTTGAAATATACGAGTATGCATTAACTGACGGAAGTTTTATTGCTCCAACGCCTACTAAGTTAGGATTGTATCCTAAGTATTATCCAGAACTAACAATTGACGACACTGTACTTGCAGATGAACCAGAAACTACTGGTCCGTTTAAAGTATATGCTCAAGACGAAGCAACTGGCACTAGAGGTTGGTTCCATCCAGTGTATACTACCAAAATTGCGGCTGGCGCAGGTGCAACATCTAAGTCATATACGTTTAATGGAATGAATAAAATATTCTACATACCAACAACAGGTGCAACACTAGGCGGCAATGATAACGTTGAAATAGTTGATTACCCAATAGGCGTTGCTTTTATTAGAGGTCACGACGGCAGTTATATTAAAGCGTACAAAGATTTTAGAGACGAATTGCTACTTGAATTAGAAAAAAGAATTTTTAACAATATTAAAGCTGCCTATTCAACTGATAGATTAGATGTTAATGCTTTTATCGGTGGCGAGTTTAGAACTAACGAATTCACAAAATTTGAAATTGATACTACTATGCTTGGCGACTTCCAGCAATGGATACAGCAAAATTTAAATAATATTTCGTTTACTGATAATAATTTTTATGATAGAACCAACAATTGGACATTTAACTATCAAGATACTACTTCTCCAGACGGTAATATAAATCCAGGACACTGGAGAGGCTTATATATACGAGCATTTGATACCGATCGTCCTCACAGTCATCCTTGGGAGATGCTTGGTATAACAACTAAACCAAACTGGTGGAATACAGTGTATGGTCCAGCTCCTTATACAGGCGATAACTTAGTACTTTGGAAAGACTTAGAAAAAGGTCGTATTGCTGATCCTACTAATACTAAAATTGATCTTAAATATGCCCGCCCTGGATTAACTAGTTTTATTCCGGTTGATGGTATTGGTAAACTATTATCACCATTAGATAGCCGATATGCTAAGAACTTCCAAATACAAAGTGCAACACAAAACTTTAAGTTTGGTGACGCTGCTCCAGTTGAAAATGCATGGCGCAGGAATTCAGAATATCCTTTTGCAGTATTAACAGCTATGCTATTAAACAAACCTGCAAAAACAATGAGTTTAGGTTTTGATGTTTCAAGAATAACTAAGAACTTAGCAAAGCAGTGGGTTAATACAGAAACAAACGCACCTATTGTTATTAAAGATTTAAAATTACCAAATACTATTAAATCAGCAACACGTACTATTACTGCTGGATTAGTAAACTACATTTATAACTTAGTAGCAAGTGATATATTAACAGTATACACAGGATACCAAACTGAGTTAGCTACAATTAGTAACCAATTGGGTGTAAAAGTTGCAGGCTTTACAAGCAAACAAAAGTTTAATTTAATACTTGACAGTAGGTCACCAACTCAAGAACAAACTCAAGGCGGAATTTTTGTTCCGCAAGAAAACTATCAAGTATTTCTAAATACTAGTAGCCCCACTGAGCTTGCAATTTATAGCGGCTTGGTTGTAGAACGAGCTGAACTAGGATATGTTCTAAGAGGATACAATTTAGAAAAGCCTTACTTTGAATATTATGAACCGCACATAGGATCTACTAAAGCAGTAGTAACGGTAGGCGGCATCTCGGAATCAGTAAATGAATGGTCTAGTAATACTTCTTATGTTAGTGGCGAAGTACTTTTAAACAATAGTGCTTATTATAGAGTTATTAACTCTTTTACATCCGGAGCATCTTTTGATCTTACTGATATTGTTAGGTTACCTGCTTTACCACTTGCTGGCGGAGTAACAGCAGAGTTTAAAAGAGACTTTGACTTTGGCGAACTTAAAACATTACAGTATGGCGCCCGACTCAACACTGCTCAAGAAGTAGTTGACTTTATTTTAGGATATAGTCAACGCCAAGCACAGCTAGGCTTTAGTTTTGAAAATGTTATTAAAGGATCAAATGCAGTTGAAAACTGGGCAAGCTCTGCAAAAGAGTTTTTGTTCTGGACAACTCAAGGTTGGGCAAAGAGTGCGTTAATAGCATTAAGCCCAGGCGCAAACTTATTAGAATTTAAAAGAGAATATTATGTAGTTGATAATATTAAAGATGAGTTTTATGGTTATAATATATTTAAAGCAGATGGACAGTTCCTAAGCTCTGAGTTTAACAGTTTATTAAGAGACCAAAATAGTTTTGGAATTCAAGTAGATGGAACTGACGAAGGATTATATCATGTATCACTTCCGTTAGTACAAAAGGAACACGTTTTACTAATAGACAATAAAACAGATTTTAATGACAGCATCTACAATCCAAGTACAGGATATAGACAAGAGCGAATCCGTGTTAATGGTTACAGATCCGATGGTTGGAATGGCGGATTAAATATCCCTGGATTTATATATGATGATGCAAGCTTTACAGATTGGGCCCAGTGGAAAGATTATAAGATCGGCGATATTGTAAAGTACAAGCAATATTACTATGTGGCAACAATAAATGCTACAGGGTCACAGAGCTTTAATTCAACTAACTGGTATCAGTTAAGTGAAAAGCCTGAGTCACAGTTAATGACTAACTTTGATTACAAAATTACACAGTTTACAGACTTTTATGATTTAGATTCAGATAGCTTTGATA